ACGGCTAACGTCAACAACTACCTGAGAGCAGGTGACTACATCTCGTTTAACAACGAACTGCACATGGTTGTGGTCGATGCTAATTCAGACGCATCGGGCAACGTCACTTTGTCGATTGCACCACCTATCAGGAAGACGCCAGCGGACAATACGCTTGTGGACTACCTCACTCCTGTCTCTGGGGTGTTTATGCTTGCAGGCCCGGCGTCATGGGATACTCAGCCAGGAATCATATCCAGCTTCACGATTGAAGCCGTTGAGGACGTTCTAGCATGAGTCGCGGTTTTCCATCAGACGTATTAACGGCGCTATCTTCTCAGCACGTCGCGCTCGTCACGTTTGCCAAATTGGAGTTTCCATCTGGCACGTTGTACCTGCACAACTCCATCGGCACCTACACATGGGGCGGGAATGATTGGCTGGGTACTGGTGACCTTGGCGAGATCAGTCAGATTGAGGAGGGGGCGCAGATAAGCCCATACAAGCTGACGCTAACCCTTTCGGGTTTGGACGCTACGATTTCAGGCGCTGCACTCACAGAAGATTACTACCTCCAGCCCGTAACCGTTTACCTGGGCGCGCTTAATGCCGATGACGAGCTTATTGCTGATCCTACGGTGGTGTGGGAAGGGGCAATGGACCAGATGGAGATCAGCGTAGGAGCAGAGGGCGGTGACGCTATCGTGCTTACTGCAGAATCTGAGCTTGCACGCTTCGATAAGGCATCAAACCTGAAATACACGGACGCGCAGTTGCAAACCGACTCCGCTGGTTCTCTGGGTTTTGAGTTCATGGCTGACATTGAAGGGTCGAAGATTCGCTGGGGTGATGCCAACTCGGACTCTGTTGCTGGCGGGCCTGCCAACCCGAACATCTACGACAACATCAACGTGAATCCAGCTTTCTGATGAAGGTTCACGCAGCACTCAACAAGTGGCAAAAGCGCGATTTCAAGTATGGCGATGCCGACTGCTGTCAGTTCATTGCCTTTGTTGTCAAAGAGCTAACAGGTAAAGACTACTCGGCTGGCTTTCATTACGAGTCGGAAGCGCAGGCTGAATTACTGGTTGGGAGAGAGGGCGAGCTTGTCGATTTCATCGGAAGCATATTGGGTGAACCGAGCGAACAACTGAAGGATGGCGACCCTTGCGTGGTTTCCCCGCCGGTTATCGGTCAGGTTTGTGGAATCAAGTTAAGAGATAGGGTGGTTTGCTTGACTAGCAAGGGCTTCGCGCAGATACCCGACCGTTATCTAGTTTCAGGATGGAGCGTTTAAGTGCCACCAGTTTTTTACGCGATAGCCGACATTGGAGCGAAATTCCTATTCGCAGCCGTCGGTGCTAGCCAGGCTTCTGTCGCGGTTGCGTTCGCTGCTGGGGCAACGGTTATTGCTGCTGGTGTTGCTGCGGTTAACGCTACTGTTAAATCCCTCCTGCCAGACTTCACAATGCCTCAGACGGACACTGACCGGACTAGACAGCAGACGGTCAGGGGAACCATTGAGCCCCAGAAGGTAGTCTACGGTGAAGCCCTGGTATCTGGCCCGATATTCTTTGTGGGTGTGGCGGGAACTGATAACAAAGAGCTTTATCACGCTATCGCTCTAACTGGGCATGAAGTCGAGGACATCACTGACGTTTTCTTCGACAACGAGAAGATATTAGATTCGCAGATTGATTTTCAGTCCAGGGTTACCGCTGGGACGTTTGGCCCGATTGACAGCGACACGATATGTCAGATTGAACGGCAGACCGGAGCATCAAACCAAGCTGCTTCGTCATTGCTTAGAGGTGCGTTCCCATCGGTTTGGACCACAGCGCACACCACGCCCAACGTCTCTTGTATCACGACTCAGTGGGTTCTGACTGACGGCTCTCAAGAACTATGGGACAGGTTGACGCCTCAGAACATCAAGGCACTTGTTAAGGGTAAGAAAGACATATACGACCCTCGCCTGGACACATCAGCAGGCGCTAACCCTACGAATGCTTCCTATCAACAGTGGTCAAACAACCCAGCGTTGTGTGCTGCTAATTACCTTACAGATACTACGTTTGGTCTTAGCGTTCCGGTAAGCAAGATTGATTGGGATGCAGTAGAGACGGCAGCGGATGCTTGTGATGTTTCGGTCACTGTCCCAGGCGGAACTGAAAAGCGATTCACTGCAAACGGTGTCCTGTTTGCTACAGACACGCACAAAGCCAATATCAACAAGCTAATGAGCGCCATGAATGGCTCTCTCGTCTACTCTAACGGCGTGTACACCATTAAAGCCGGGGTGTACGAAGCACCAACAGAGAGTCTGAATGAAGATGACCTGGCAGGTGCTATATCTGTTAAGACCTCTGTTGAAAGAGGGGATCGCTTCAATACAGTCCGACCCATATTCATCGACCCGGACCAAAACCATAAAAGCGTAGAGGCTCCTGAAGTATCCATTACCGCTGCAGTAAACCGAGACAACGGCGAGATATTGACACGAGATGTGCAACTGTCGTTCACGAACACGTCGTACATGGCGCAGAGGATCGCTAACAAGCAGATTCAACTGACAGACCAGCAGACTGTTCTCACGTTCCCATGCAATCTCTCTGGACTTCGTGTGGATGTTGGCGACCGAGTCAGCGTCACGGTCTCGGAGTTGAACTACAGCAATAAGGTTTTCCGCTGCGCTGGTTGGTCGTTCTCCGATACTCAAGACGGCGTGGTCAATCTGACGCTGTTGGAAGATGACTCTGGCTCCTACGCCGACCCGACCAGTGGTGAGTACAGCACGCGCTCACCCTCTGGAACTATCACCCCAGGATTCCGTGGTGTACCTGACCCACAGAACCTGACGGCTACGTCTGGCCTCAAGCACATCGAACTGAACTGGACGAACCCGACCAATCCCAAGCTGTTTGAGACCATCGTGGTTTACGCTTCGGCTGACTCGTCTTGGGACAACGCTCAGTTGATTGGTGAGACCAGGGGAACGCAGTTCTTCCACGACGCAGCGAATCCGACTGACCCTCTATCGGTTGGTGACCAGAGATACTACTGGGTTCAAGCATTTGCCTACGCTGGCGATAAAAACAGCACACAAGAATTCGTCAGGTCCGACCGAAACCCAGACAACGATACCTCCACCATCGTCGCTTCGGTTGGCCCGAACAATCCAGACTATTCTGAGATCGTTGACGATACACCGTCACAGACTCCACCTACCGGACTGACGCTGACAGAAACCACCGTACTGGGTAACGATGGCTCGGTGCTGCCTGCTGTCCGTGTTTCATGGACTCAGCCCGCCGCGAACACCTACGTCTCCTACTATGAAGTGCAGTTTAAGCAGACTTCACAAGGCGAGATTGATTACGGTCAGGTTGCCGACGCTTACAATCAGACCATCAACTACGGATCTGTGGCTGACGCTACCACCCTAGAACTGAACTATGGGGGAGTGGACGAGGCTATTACCGGCGCGGGAACAGACTTCTCGTCCGTGAATGTACATGGCACCAGTACCGTTGTGGCTGGCATGAAAGAGCTTGAGGAGTTCACGTTCAGAGTGCGAGCGGTTACGCTGACCGGCAAGGTGTCTGGCTTCGTTTCAGAAACACTGACGCTTCAGGGCGACCAAACACCACCAGCTATCCCATCCAGCATTGTGGCGACCGGCGGGATTCAGCAAATCAAGCTCGACTATGAATTGCCGTCCGATTCCGATCTGGCCTACGTCGAGATCTTCGAGAACACGGTGGACAACAGGGCATCGTCCTCGTTAATCGTTAAGACGAAGTCAGACCAGCACACAGTTACGGGTCTGGGTAACGATGTCACCCGTTACTACTGGCTGCGAAGTGCTGACCGATCTGGGAACCTGTCTGGCTACAGCGCGTCGTTCTCAGCCACCACGCAGAAGATTGTGCTGGATGATTTCGCCCAAGATGTTCTGGATGAGTTCGCTGCTGGCGATGCTTTCGGTATTGAGCCTGTTAGCACGCTCTCAGGCGTTACAGGGGCGCATGTGGGGCAAATTAAGTTCCTGACAACCACATCTGAGCTTTACGTTTGGAACGGCACAGCGTGGACTACAGACCTGTTTACGGCGTCATCTGTTGACCCTGGCTCTATCACTGCTGCCTCGTTTGCCTCTGGTGTTGAGCCGATCTCTGCGGTTACAAGCCTGCCCTCTCCCACTGGGTACACAGGGCCAAGCATTCTCTTCCTGACTAGCGACAAGAAGCTCTACCGCTACAACTCATCGGTGCCTGAGTTTACGACGCTGGTCAACACGACAGACCTGTCTGGCACATTGGGCGAGAACCTGTTCAGCGACACCCTGAGACCCGTAGAAAGGGTGGGTACGCTACCGACTTCTGACCTGACCACTGGGCGAGTGGTTATGTTGACCACTGACAACAAGCTCTATCGCTACAGCGGCACGTCG